AGGGACCACTAATGAAATTTACTCTACCGCTACCACCGAACAGGGGCAATGCACGTTGGCATTGGAGAACCGAAAAACAAAAGAAGGATAGCTGGTTTGTACACGCCGACCTGCTTTATAAACCGAACAAGAAACCGCCGATGGCCAAGGCTAAAATCTCGGCGAAACTCTACACCTACAACAAGATGGATGTAGACAATCTGTTTGCTAGGCTGAAGTGGCCTCTGGACTGGCTCACGAGGCGTGGATACATCGTGGACGATGACCCCGACATCCTAGACTGGCAGGGAATACCGAAACAAGCAGTTGACCGTAAAAATCAGAGGCTGGAGATCCAGCTAGAGGAGATAATCGATGAAGACCTATAGGAACCTATTGCTTCGCCATATACACGACAGCGGGATGACGCAGAAGGAATTTGCCAACACTGTTTTATTTCGCCATGAGCGTACTGTTAGGCGTTGGCTGAATGACGAGAGGCCTATACCCAAGCTACTGCACCCCTGGCTCAAGAAACCGACTCTACCTAAGTGGCCAGCGGTGTAAATGAAAAACTTAACTGGACGAATTTACCAACACGAGTTTGAGCAAAAACAGCTACAGCCTACCAATGCAGTCAGCACAGGATTTCCTCAAATCGATTGCACGATAAGGGATGAGGGGGGAGGCAGAGGGCTAGCCAAGGGACATCTCGCTATCGTGGGAGCAAACCCTGGGTATGGGAAGTCTTTGATCGCGACCAACATGGCGTACCACGCCCTGAAGGCGGGGGAATCAGTGGGATACTGCTCCCTAGAGATGTCGGTCAATCAAATGATGTCGCGATTTATGTCGATAGCTTCAGGCTATCCAGTAGCAAAGTTAGAGCGGGGGACTTTTAGCCCCCAAACCTATGAACTCGCCCGTCAAAAGGTGGAAGGGTTGCCCCCGCTCTATTGTCCAGAGAAGGTCAGCACCGCCTACGAGGACACCGTGGACTTCATTAAAGAATGCCACGACCTGGGATGCGAATGGTTTGTAGTAGATTATGTCCAGCTTTGTGCCATCGGTGGAAGTGAGCAGGTGACCCGTGCTATCGAGATGGTAACCCAGGACCTGCGGGCCTTTTGTGTAAATGAAGGTGTCACTTGCGTGCTGTTGTCGCAGTGGAATCGCACGACATCTAGTAACTACGACGAAACCCCATCAGCCCAAGGATTATGGGGGTCAATGTCATTGGAAGCCTCGGCGGACTGCATTTGGGCTGTAGACCACTCGAGATTTGAGCGGACAGCCGACGGCCTGACGGCTAGGGGTTTTCTGGCCTCTCTTAAGAACCGCCACGGCCCCTCTGGATTTAGCGTGCCAATCGAGATGGACTTCACTACATTAAGAATAAGAGATGTAATTCTAGAGGAAGAGCCTTTTGATTGGCCTAAGTGAATGACAGGGTTACCGCACAATGACCCACTCTGGTTTCGCACGAATAGCAACGGTGGCTACGAGAGGATAACCCGAGAAGAGATGGACGCAAAATTGGACATGATCATAGAGTCGTGGCCGAAAGCGTCTCAGGTGGCAACGTATAGTGCTAGGGTACCCCAAGAGCGGGAGTCGGTAGGATTAAAAAAGACACTTAGCGGTAATTTAACAACAAGAAGGGAGCCCACTAAGAGGTGGTTAAGCAGGTAGAGAAGCTAACAGCAGATGGGGCACGGGCTGTGGCCGTAGCGGTCATAGAGCGGGCGTTTCTTGACCTTAGGGGCCGAGGCGTAAATGGGACCATCACCTGGCGGGTAAGGCTAGCCTGGACTGACTACGTCACGGCGGTGGTCTGGCTCGCTTCATCGAGAGCGACTATCTGGTTCGACATTTTAGGGTTAAACCAAGAGCGGTGCCTTCTAGGCATCAACTGGTGCGAGCACGCACTAAACCTACTAATGGACGAGCGAGCGGATCTAAGCGAAGAGGAGAAGTTTCTGTTGCAACATGGTATAGAGAGGCTTCAGAGGTGACAGCGTGTCGGTAGAGGGTTATGACGGCATCACGTTTAGAATCGGCGACAGAGTGGAGCTACACCCGAGTGCCAGCCTCTGGAAAGAGGGAGCCCGATATGGAGAGGTTGTCGGAATTTTATCCCGAAGCGAAGCTGTTAGACAAGGGGCGAACAAGAACCGCGTTAGGGTCTCCCTGGAAGGGGTAAAAGGAGTCCACTCGGGCCCGCCGCGAGCCTTCCGATTAGTGTACGAATAACACCCCAAAAACCCCCTAAATCGCTGTCCTGTAAGAGGTTACCCAAAACCCCTAGACTTGACAGATGCCCGATAAGGTGTTACGTTCCCTGTGTAGCGAAAGTTTTTTCATGTTTCTTTCTAGGAGAAAAGATGGAACAAATCCTTAACAAAGGGGTCAGGCGGACCAAGAGTGTGAAGCTCGCACTCGAGCGTCTGCTACCCTTCATCTCAGACGTTCAGACCAGTGTCACAAAGGTCCCTCGATACAAGGGCAACGGGTACTGGATGGACTTCAGCAGTCTCACCAACCAGTGGTTTCCCTACAGGACCAACAAGGTGTTCAAGGAGATGGCCAACCTTGTTATCCGCAACCATCCGCATCCCGAGCAAGTGAAGGACGCGGTACGGTGGAGCGGGGACGTTGCCAAGCTGGATCGGACGGTCAGGCTGTTCTACAGCGAAGTGTCAGCACTCCGCTGGCTATCGATGGACCCTCGCTGGGATGACTGGGGAATGGAGAAGGTGGGAATCAACCCAAACTTCCAAGACCCCGCGAAGCAGGCGAGGACGCAGGAGAAGTACAGAAGCAGGTATCACGCAAGAGTACAGAAAACCTTAGAGGAGCTAGGATGAACAAAAGAACCAGCAGTAAACGGGAAGTAACAGTTGAAGGTGCAGAGGGGAACGAGGACAAGCTCCACTCGCTAAAGTGTGTAGCTTGTGGCGGGACAGACGGCTTAACCTTGTGGGACCCATGCAATGAGCTTGAAGAGCAATGGGGATGGTACGGGAAATGGATTGATTGGGAAGACTACACTAACTACGTCGAATGCGAATACAAAGACACTGGCCTCAAGTACCATCAGATAAGGGACTTGGCTCCTAATCATGGGGCACTGCTCGACTTGGTGGTTTGCCATCGTTGCGGAGATGGCAATCAGTATGAGATTACTGAGGACCACTGGCGAGAATCAGGGAGGCACTGGGACTGGGAGTCTTACGGGCTAAGAGAGAAGTACGAGACGATGAGGATAGAGCGTTGGCGGAAGGGGTTGGCTCGGCGAGAAGGCAAGAAAGGAGTTAGGATGAACACAACAGAGAAGAAGGCACTAGTGCAAAGGATCAGTAAAAAAGTTTGCCGACTCAAGACCTTCACCCAAGAGTTGCGGAATCACTCGGTAAAATTCGGGGAGAGAGAAAACAAGGGACTGACCATCGGGCCAGAAGATATGCGGTTCCTTAATGATGGGCATGAGTCAAGCGGTAGTCAGGCCTGGGGGCGGGGTAGTTCCAACGGTGGATGGGTGTGCTTCGGTACGTCGGCATCCCTACCGAGGCTTGAGGAAGTCATCATACACGAGTACTGCCACGTCGTTCTGTGGCGGATCATCAAGGATGGAGTGGTACCGCGATACTTTGTGGAAAGGGCCTTCGCCACCGAGGAGCATCCGACCTACCACTTCGATAGCAAAGGGGAGATGGCCCGCTACTATCTGCGAAAAGCCTTCGGGGGACATGGACCAGCGTTCTGTGGATTGCTGATGTCCGCCACGTCAGAGTACTTCGACATCCCCTGGGAAGACCAAGTAAAACTGCTCAAGGTCTGGTCAGCCATGAAGGAAAGAGCGAAACGCTATGTCAGTCCCATCTCTGCCTATATGCTCGACGACGTCATCTGCGACTACGTCGAGATAAGAGATGGGATAAGGCACGAGCCATCTTCTCGTGTTGGGCGGGCGTTAGAGGAAGTAGATGTCAACCCGTACTTGATAGCCTAGAGCATACTCCACTACGCGTAGATGGCAAGGCTCTAGGTGGGGGTCAGTCCTTCGGGGCTGGCCCCTTTGTGCATCCCTCGTTTATCGAGTCCCGCCCCTCCCAGGGCTGGTTAGTAGCACAGCCCGCGAAGACCAGCAGGACCAATAGTAATACCTTCACCCGTAAGTCTTCCCTCTAAAGATAGCCTTGCCCCCATGAACCCTGACTCTCTCGACACTGTACGTCTTTTTGTCGGGAGCCCAGTTGATGACCGCGAATCCCTGTTGCCAGTTCGGGTGATTGATGTAGCTGGTTGTGAGCTTGCACATACACCCCAGCCCCCACCAGCCTAGACTCCCATCATAAATCCGCTGGCCGTAGAATCCGATGCGGTGAGTGTGGCCCGAGACCCCGCTCTTGCTGTACTTGGTTAGCTCCGCCTTCTCGCTCTGTCCTGAGCCCTGCCTAGCGGTCTCGCCGTGGCATACCACCAGCAGGTTCCATAGCAGGTGGTGCGAGGGGTACGGTATCACTTCCCAGCCCAAAGAGTCCAGCCCCAATAGAGAGCCCCACTTCAAGCTTTCCCTGACGGGGTCCAGGGTTAGGATCTCCCCAGCCTGTCGGCTCTCTGCAAGGCCCCAGATGAGCCTTCGCAACCTGTCCTCGTGGTTACCCTCGGTCCACACCTTCTGGGCGTTAGGGGCCAGGTCTGTGACTGTAGCAAAGTGCTGGGCCCCCTGGAGTATCTCTTCCTTGAGCCCAACCCTCTCTGTCGGGTCCTTGGGGTACGAGCTTATCTCCTGGCAGTCGATGGTATCTCCCTGGTCAGCCACAAACTCTACACTGGGAAGGTCCTCGAGGATCTGGTATAGGATCTCGACACAGGCGGGATCGTGGTGGGGGAAATGGATGTCAGAGAAGTGTACGGTGGTCAGAGTGCTCTGGTTGCCAATCGCAGGGGCCCTCTTTCTCTCGGGCATCTCAAACACAATCGGGCTGGGCATAGAGGTGTACTCATACCTTAGCCTCACCTTGATGGATACATACCAGCATGGGACGACGACGGCCTCTTCCTTGATACGCATCGGCACGTCCCACTTCTTGATCTCGTGCTGGGTAGGGCTCAACTCCCACTTGTCGGGATCTAGCCCAGACTTCTTAAACAGCATCTCGGGATTTTTGATACTGCGGCTTGCTAGTACATGGACCCTGCCAAACTCTTCGCCTTCCTCGATGTTGACATGGACGTCTTCGTCTGGCTTTACTACATACGCAGACGTGTCGCCCCTTAGCGTTGGGATGTCAGCACAGACCTGAGTCCGCCGTTTCAGGATAGCGGACCCGCCCCGCTTTGCTGGGCCAAACCTGGAATTAAAGGCAATGACGATCTGTGGGCTCTTCAATCCTCGCTTGACACAGTCCCTCAGAAAGTTGTCCTCGAGGGGCTCCCACCCATTTTTTCTAGCCATGAAGCTACTAGATCATGTCTCCTACTTCCTTGGCTTTCTTGGGTACGGCATAGTCTTTATCTTTCCGCCCTTCGTTTTCTTCTTAGGCATGATGCTTCCTTTTTTTTAACGTGAAACTGCTACCCAGAATGCTGGGCGTTTGGACTTCAGTCTTGGAGTGTCGTCAATGTGCCAGTGGCCTGTCTCAATCCCGAGACCGAGCCTTGGCCACCTTCCTTCCTTCCACATATGAAGGACCTGATAGGTTAGCTCCATCTCTCGTTGTTCCAGGGGTAGGTCACTACCGTCTCCTGGCTTAGGGAGTGCTGGTTCGACATCTACAGCCCTCACTAACGTGTCGTCCATGTGCAAATGACTCGAGGTCTTCGGGTAGCTCTCGCCCTTAGCGATTTCCTTCGCGTAGATCCTTTCTAGGTCCTCGGTGTTCCTGGCGTCGTCATTGATCTTTAGCGGGAACCCACACCGCTCTCTCAATCTGTCTAATTCGCGTAAAAAGTCTTTGTCCATCAATTCTGGGCGGTCAAACTCTGTTGGACCGAAATATTGCAACCTGAAACCCTGTGGCCATTCGTACATTAGACGTGCTCCTTAGCTTTCATCACCTTTACGACCGATGCGACCGATTTCTCGACTGACCGACCGCCTACATAACCTCCAAGGCCTAGTTTGATGACGAACCAGAGGTCTGGTGGCACTTCCATCGCTGTAAACTGCGATACCACGACGATAGCGACCAATGTGAGCATTGTGATGGGTCTCCAGCTTCGCGTAAGCCATGAGTTAGCCTGTGTTTCGGCCACTATGATGTCTCTCTGGGCGTTAGCGATCTGTTTTTCGTAATCTAGGGTCTGGGACATGAGCGAGGTCTGTAACTGGAGTAGCACAGCCTTCGCCTCAAGCCTCTCGTCATCACTGGTATGTAGTTTGTCCACTAAACCAGTGACAGGCTCTAGGATCTTGCTAATAAAGCCTAACGGGCCGTTCAAGGACATCTTTCAGTAACCTCCAATGGGCTTAGGACCTCGCCCGTAGCAGTTAGTCTGACCAAGCACAATATTTTTGTTCGTTCTCGTTTCGCTTCCTCTAACCCTTCCGACAAATACCTCAGCGTTGAGTCTGCTACCACTCGTTGAGCTTGTAGCGTCGCTACTTTGTCTGGCAAGTTAGTGTAACCAGCCCCCATAGCACCCGCTCCTGCGATAAAAGCACCAGCAGATAGTGAAAGCACGACAGTCAACGACTTAGCTGACCATGCCGCCTGCCCCACTATCTCAGCCAGACTCATCTTCTAGGCCCCTGCAACTGTTGTTGCTGTTGTTCGTATTGCTGGAGTAGTTGTTGTGGAGATCTGTTCTGCGGAGGGCTACCCTGCAACTGTCTCCGTCGTTCAGCGTTTTCACGCATCATTAACACGTTCCACAGAGGCCCCGACTTGGTTTCAAGGTCTTCCAAGACCCCACGTTCCACGGCTTCTGGGTCAGCAAGCTCCACCGTAGCATCAACTTCCCGTGCTATGCTTCTGGCTTCTGCAATCGCAGCTTTTATAAACTGTGCCTGCATCTCCTCGGCCATCGCTTGTCGCACTACGTCAGGTATGTCTGGCTGTTCCGTTAATGCATCGTCTATCATGTCGCGGGCTCCGTGATAGGCTCGCTCCTTCATGGCTCCCTCTAGGACGTCATACAATATCTGGCCAGTTCGTTCAGCCCTCTCCTGAAACTCCCGAGCACTTTCAATCTCCCTATCACGTCTTAACAAGTTGATGTTGATATCCAAGTCTCTGATCATTGCCCTGACTGGGTCGCCAGTCTTGTCTGGCATCGAGTTAAATGGATCAAATAGTGCACGGAAGCCACTGTTCATCTTTATGGGCTCGCCGAAGGGGTCTATGCGTTGTGTCAGACCTTCTGCTTCCCACGGAAATTTTCCGCCAGGCATTACGTTCCTAAATTCGTCCGCGATACCCTCCACAACATAGCTGTTGGGGTCCATTGAACGCCGTACTCTTTTCAGGATGTTTGGTACAAGCATCCTTACTGGCGTAGCAAGGAATGATTTCGTCGCTAGCTCCACTCCTCTGTCGCTGTCTGCATTAGCTATTCTTTCTAGGCCACGCCGTGCACCTTCCATTGCACTCATGTCCAAGACCGTCTTGGTCATTGACAAAAAGGCGTCGGCATACGTCCACGCCCCCGCTCCCGTCACAGTGGACTTGCTCCACTGAGCCATTTGGTCTACAAAACTCAGTGGCTCCACTCCTCTAATTATGTCTTCACGACTCGGGTCCATCGCTCGAGCCATTTGTGCCCCCATCAATACGGCAGTACCCAGGGGGGCCACCCTATTGAGGTCTACCCACTGATCCATGAATTTTACCGAGTTTTCTCTCTCCCCTGTGACTTGACGTTGCCCATATTTCTCGGAGGTGTAGTGTGTAGTGATCAGGCCCTTGTTGTAGAGGTAGACTCCCAACATGGTCAACGACAACGTACCAGCCGTAGCAGTCCCGAGGGCCTCTGCTAAGTCTTTTTGCATCTGTAGTTGCTTTTTCGTTGATTTTGTTGAAGTGACCTCTACCCCAAACATTTTATTTACGCCGTCCATTACCGTGCCCCCGTAATACTTAGCGTTTACACCAAAATGCATGGCCACACCCAGCGGACTCATCTCTATTGCCCTCGTTAGCACGTTAGACGGAGTATATGTGAAGGGCATCAATGATTCCGTGACAACCATTCCGACACCAGCCAGACTTTTCTCTACGCCTGCACGCCCCGCAGCCTGCTCCGCGTTGTACCGCCGCTTTAGACCAGACTTAAAGTTTGTCAAGCCTTCAGCTATTGCTCCCTTGTTCCTGAACGTCACGATATTCGCGTGATCTAACGCCTGGGCCATCATCTCTAGGCTTGTTTCCTTAGCCAGAATCTCATCAGCCCTGTCTAGTAGGGCTTGGCCACTGAGTCCTTCGTTAAAGGCCATCACTCGAGCCTGTTCGTCTAGTGACATCCTGAATGAGATTTCCGAAAAGAACTGGTCAGCCATACCCAAGCTCTTAAAGACCGTGTTCATAAACTTATTGGTCACATAATCCAGCTTCTCTGGTATCTTTAGGCTTGTTGCTCGCTCCCATTTTAGTTTCGCTGGTATGGCGTTAGCCCCTCTTGACCAAAGATCGAAGTTGGTCTCCCTATAACCAGCGTCTAGGCGTCTCAGGGTGTCGTCTATGTCCGCGTCGCCCTGGAAAATCGCCTTAGCGGCCTCGTATCCCTTCTGTGCACCGTCCGCAGCAGACTGGCGTATCCTGTCAAACGAGGCTAAGTGCTTTGTGCGTTCCGTTCCCTTAATCGTAGACAGTACAACATCAGCAGCGACTGCCGCAGGCTGGGCCATAAGCTCCTTGAACACCAGGTGCGAAGCAGTGGACACTATGTTTACCATTTGCGTCGTGGGAGCAGATAGCAACGCCGCCTTACCGTATGCGATTATCTGTTCTGGTATGCTCGCCTTATGCAACTCGTTCATCAGCTTCAATAAAGCTGCTTTGTGACGGGGGTCTGTTGGGTTCTCCTTGTGCCCCTTGATGAGCTTACGGATTTCCACCTTTACGGCGTCAGGAAGCTCGGTCGTGCCAGAGATTTTAGCTGCTCGCTTCATCCACGTTGCCGCGTCCATCTTATTTCGGGCTGCAATCTTCATCGCATTTAACGTGCGTCCCGTCTCTGACGAAGCGGGCAAATAGCGACTTAATAACAGGTCTTCGTCAGTCTCTAGTAGATCGATCTCTTTATGTACAGCCTCTACTTCGGCATCAGTAAGCGTCTCACCCTTCTTTACTAGAAACTCGTACAGGTCGCCTATGCGATCAGAGGTGGCATTGATCAGGTTTCTGGCCGCTAGCATCTCAACCCCAGTGACCCTTCCTTCCTTTAGAACGCGAGCTATATCTTGGGGGCTCAACCCTAAGCTCTCCGCAGCAGCGATTGTCTCTGCGTGTGTAACTACTCGCTTTGGGTCCATCTTGTGGCGTACCACGACGTTCCTGGTTTCTTGATCCAGGCGTGCTTGAAGGCGTTCAGACCCATCTCCTACGATCTTTGAGATGTTAACAAACTCATTCGGGTCTATATCCTCTGCGTCTCTTGCGTCAACAGGCTTGGTTGAGCTAGGGGGTGGTCGGAAGCGAGCGTTCATGTCGGCGTCAGCAGCAACCACGATCTCTTCTGCACCGTCTTCGTATAGGCCTTTCAGGTTATTAGCGATCTTGTTGCCAAGCTGTACCGCCTCAGCCTCACTGACCCCATTCGCTTCCAGCCACTCTACATACTTCTGGTCGCCCTGAGACCGCTTGTCTCTGTTTCTAACGATATAAGCAGCCCTGTCTATGTCGCTCTCAAACTTCAGAGAGGCAGACCGATACCTTGGTGCAGCCTTGTTCAATGTTGACGGCAGGACGGGTGTTGTGTCCTTGGTCGGTGTCTCTGTTTTCCTGCCTGTTTCTATTGTTACGTTTTCCGCGTCCATCTCTCTTTTAATTGCCGCGATAAACTCATCGGACGCCGTCGTCTTGGCTTCTTGTTCGGCCTCTAGGTCGAATTTAGCTCCTTTCCCATGCTTCTCCTGATACCCCTTAAGCCTGCCAAATCCATACACTACCCCAGCCCCAGCGGCACCCCACGTTAACATTCTACGGCCCCTCTCTTCGGGGTCGTCGGTACTCGTGGCACCTAACGCAGCACCCGCCAGTGCACCACCAACTGGTCTAGCAGAGTGCAACATCCAGTCTTCCCTTTCCCCCACATTCACCCTGGCGTCGTCTAGTTTTATCTCTGCTTGTCCGCCCCCTGCTTTCTCAGCGGCATCCGCGATCATATCACCGTAGTCGTCAAATACCTGGCCGTCACTACGTTTGTATTTACCCAGTGACTTTGGGTTGTACACCATTGCGACGATGTCGGGCTTACCAGCTTCTCCGTGCAAGCCTCTAAATTGAGAATATTGCTTGGGGTCCCAGTCTGTTGGGGCATATAAATACTCACCCGTTTTCTCATCGACTGCATCATTAAAGGCTACGCGTCCAGTCGTCTCAAAGCCAGCCATCGCGTATAGCTCAGGAAGGTCTGTGTCAAACGCGTCAAGCCTTCTGCCGCCCATCTCCACAGCGTGTGTCAACGCGTAAGCGGACCAACCTCGTTTCCCTTTTGCCCCTGTTGCCTTGAACACGGACACGATCTCGTCGTCTTTTAAGGCGTAGCCAGCCTTGCCGTCTTGCGTGAGGAAGAGCCGCATACCGTTGTATTCCTCGGGCTTGTACACCTCCACGGACACTCCTGTGGGATGCTCTTTCATAGCACCCTTTATCATGTCGTGGAATACTTGACCGTCCGTTATTTCGTATAGTGCTGGCCTATCAACAAGCCGCCCGAAGACCTTTTCAACCGCCTTGCTCGCCTTCCATATCTGGGCCTCTCCCCCTTTTTCCCCTGCTCCTAGTAATCTCTTAGGAGTGCTTCCCACCTTTCCATCGAAATTTCCTTCCAGCCCTTGCGACTCTCTGAATCGTATAGAGGCTTCGCGTCTGTGTGCGATTGCGGACTCAGTGAGGATGCCCCTGAGTTGTTGTTCCTCGAGCCCTTCTCTAAACGGAGTTCCCCTTTTTCCAGCGAGTCCACGAAACGACTCTTCTCGGATTTGGGTAGCCTCATCAACACTTCTAGTACCGTCAACTTCTCTGGCTGTGCCATCTAACGTCTCCTGTTTTATAGGGATGCCTTCTAATTCGCCAAAGATTTCCTTGGCGGCACTGGAAAATGTCCAATCTTTTTTCCCTGGCACTCCTAATTTACCATATAATTCCTTCTCTGGGAACCACACAAGTGCTTGTAGCGTCGAAATTTCGTGTCGTCCATGTCCACCAACCTCTAAACCCTCTTGGATTCTCCTCATAATCTTTCTATGGCCCGCCCTATCCCCTGCATTCTTAGGAGAATCCCTTAACATCCCGTCTACATGGCCGATATGGGTCTCGGCTTTTTTGGCGGACTCGGGCTTCGTAGGTCTATTGTCTTTCTCTGACTCACGCCACTTTGCTTCCCACTCTTTGCGGATTTCGCGAGCTTTTGCCGTAATCCTTTCTATTTGCTCGGCTTCGCCCAATTTCTTTCCGTCTGCATCCACCTTTGGATTAAAATCAATTCCTTCGTCACGCAAAGCCTTGAGTAACGCTTCTCGACCGCTCTTTTGTGTCGCATCAGTCGGGTCCACCATAATGTCCCCAGTCAGTCGGCCTAGCCACCTCATAAACCACCTGTCCATTGTGAGCGGATCGAGGTCTCCACCTACATTGGGGAAAAAGCCGCCACCGACCTTGGGTCCGAATATGGCACTGGCTTTCACCGCTTGAGTCATTAGCTCGCCTCCCGCATCATAGCCAGCATCTTTTAATTGCTTGATGGTGACTTCGCTGTTCAGGAACCTGTAGGCGTTGTCCGTGCCAAAACGCTCCACCATTTGGTTAACTACGGCGAAATTGTCGTTCATTTTTGAGGCATTGTTTCCAGCACCTAGCTCTACTGAAAACACGCCGTTTTCTATATAGTGGTCCATCTGCTTGACGGCGTGATCAAGATTTTCTCTCGGACCCTGCCCGTCTGACATGATAGCTAAAGCAACTCGCAAGCTTTCTGCGATTTCGGGGTCAGCTTCTCCATTTCTGAGTACTGCGTCGCCGTGCTTTTCGTGCAAGCCCCTCATTGTTATCTCGTAGGCTTCGTCCAGGTCGGCTTGATACCACTCTGCTGCGTTACCTTCCTTGCTTAACGCACGCACAATCTCCTTTATCCCCATCTCCACAACCAAGTCTACGTCATCTTCGTTTGTAAACTTTCTAGTCTTACCATCGTGGGAGATATCTAGTGTCCTTCCCCCAAACAGCTTCTCCGCTCTCTCCTTTAACGCGTGGCCAACGGCTGATATTAAATGATTTGATCCCTGTCTTATCTGCTCGCCCTCCGCATCTATCAGTGACTCGCTATCGTCTATCAGACTATGAATCGTTGTGTCCTTGGGAGTTTTTGCTGGTCTATCTTTAGCCGACGGCAGTGGCGTTTCCTTTGTCGGCGGAACACCCATATTCAGGGTGCTCGGGTCCACTGTTCTAGCCCCTGTCGCGACATTGATGTTCGGTGCCTCGAGGGTCGGGCTCGGTGCCTCAAGATTTACGGCGCGAGTATCTCCACCAGAAGGGGTCCAAACCTCAGGATCGCCGTACACACGAGCGATCATTTCTGCGTCAGCAGGGTCCTGGAGGTCAAAGACGCCTCGAGGTGACTCTGTGAACTCAGTTAGCCACGGATCAACGATGTAGCGGTCGTCCACGACGGCAAAGTCATGCCCGTCTGCCGCTGGTCTTAACGTGGCATCGCTACCGTCAAAGATTGTGCCAGGATTGTCGGAATCTGAGAACCCGACAACTTTCACGCGGTCTTCGCCAAGTTGTTCCTGGATCTCACAAGCGTACCCAGTACATTGTGTACCCGAGTAATCATTGCGTCGGAACTTGGACTCCTGGTAATCCCCGAAATCTTCAACATCAATTCGGTAAAACTCATCTAACTCTTCTCCCGAACCGAACCGAATAAATGTTTGCTCAAGATCCTCCATGCGGTGGCTTGCCGCGGTGTTCTCCTCTACCGCCTCGTCTGCTGATTCTGTGATGTTAACATCGGCCTTCTCCTCTGTTGACCTAATTAAGGATTCAGGATCGAGTCCACTAACACCAGCAGGGTCTCGTGCCGCATCCGCGACCATTCCTGCCCCTCTCTTCGTAGCCGCAAAACCTTTTCCAAGGGTCCTGAGTCCCAAGTCTGCCGCGAAGCCAAAGGTCCCCTCAAAGGCTAGCTTTCCTGCTTCGGTTTGCATCGCCTTGGAAGCGGCGACGTTTATCAGTTCTAAGGCCCTTTGTCCCCTATCTCCAGCGAACAACCCAAACGCCTGATCTGGGTCGTCTTTAAGTGATTGTCTAAACTCTTCGTTGCTAAACATCTCTGCCATGTAAGCCACAGAGTCTTCGTCACGTTGAGTTGTGATATAGTCCACAGGAAGGAATGCTAATACGTCTTTTACTGGTGCCGAGCCGAGTAATGTTCTGACTGTACCAGGAAGTCTACTGGCTACGTTTGAGCCTACCCTCGTAACGGCTGGTGCCGCCTTCAGTGCCCCACCAACAGCACTCCTGACGACGCTGCCGCCTCCTACATATTTTGCAGCCTCTGAGCCGAACCCTCCAACAACAGATCCCGCCGTGAACCCAGGTGCGGTATACCGAGTGCCTTCATCGTCATACATTTCTGCCTGTGTTGACTGTCGAATAGCATCTCGCATGGAGTAGTATGTCCCGCCTGCTTCAAAAAGCTCGTCTCCGATTCTGTCCCGAAGGCTACCCTCATCCGCACCCCATCGAACCGCTTTTCCTAGAGCCTCTCCGAACCCACCTACGAAACCCAGTGCTGTTTCTGCTGTTGTTCTTGTCGCACCGCGAACAAAATTTCTTATTGGCTCATCCGCTTCCATGCCGCTGAACATCCATTCTGGCAAGGTTTCGCCTGTGCTCCGAAACTGAAGCTCGGGTAGCCCGAAGTCACCTTTTCCCACCGACGTAGATATCCCCGCACCCTCTCTTACCCTAGCTCTGTGCTCGTCTGCTTGCCTTACCGCCTCAGCCCTAGCAAGCTGTAATAGCTCGTCTGGAGACCTTTCTGGTGGTGGCGGCACTACGGAAGGACTATCAATCGCTGGCGGACCTATAAATGATTGCTCTGGCCGCCTTCTAGATCGTGCTATCCTTAATAGCTCTGCTGGGGTCCTTGGGTCCATTATGACGAGTTCCTTCTAATCCACTCCATTACCTCGTCTTCAGTCATATCCCGAATTTCTATTGGTGGGAGACCGTCTTCGCCCCTTATGGACATAATTTGTTGTGCTTGTTGCCTCAACTCAGCATCCTCGGAGCTTTCTGCTCCCTGGGCTCCCTGGAATGCTCCTGTAAGAAGAGTGTCCGATCCTCCCACTGCCGTAGAAGAAGGCTGTGCCAATAATAAGGAATCTTCCTGGCCTTCTCTCGCACCGCCCATGCCGTCGCTACCAGGTGTGAGGTTGACTGTGTCCGCAGGAGCAGCAGCAACAGGGTTAAATGGCTGTCTTCCACCCGCACCACGCGTACCAAAGTTTATATTCGCCAAGGCATTTTCAGTGAAAGCTATTTTCATTCTTTCGGCGTCGTTGAGTGTCGCTAGGTCCATATCTTGAACATGGTTGAGCAATCTTTCACCTTCTGCGGGCGTCCAGTCTGGATGCACCGAACTCATAAACGTAGTTCCGCCTGCATCGATCCAACGCATATCGTGTTGAGCCTGTTGCTCTGGAGTTAAGCCTGGAGTGCTGTGCGGTTGACCACTTGAAGTGAAGCCCAGGTCGCTAAGCTGTTGTGCTTGATTTATGTTTGCCTCTACATTGATTGCAGCAATCTGTCTCTCCTTGAGAGCCGCTCGGCTGTCGTTGAAGTCACCCCACGAACCTACCGCCTCTCCCCGCACTCTTTTATTGAGTGCCTCATTAAAAGACATCTCGCCCAGGTCTAGACCATTATCTAGGTCCTGTCGTAAAATCCCCGCTTCTGAACGCATAGCTGTTCCCTGATTCGCTGCTTTGTTATCAGCGTGTTGGGCTATGCTGGTGTTTAGTCGCTCATGGTCTAGCTCTATACGGCGATTTGCTTGATCTAGTTGTGCCATATTTATGGCATTGCTTACCGCTGCCCTTTCTCGCTGGTCTTTTATGGTAGCAATCTTGAGGAGTGCCTCCCCTACCTGAGCCCCAGCCTGACCTATATTTGACAGTACGTCCCTGGTTCTAGCCATCAGCCTGTCCTCGTTGTTGCGTAACGTGACTGATTGAACGGAGTAAATGTGCTAGGAAGCCTACGTCTCCTTGCGTCAGCCCTACCTAGCTCGCCACCAAAGATTCTGGCGGCTGCTTTGCTTCCATGGGGACGGTCATCAAAAAGACTACCTAAAGCCTGGGCCCCACTCGATGCTAGTTGGACTTTCATGTATGCATCCGTAAGACTGTCACCCTGGTTTTGTTGTGATTTTATAAATTCTAGTAGGGACTCATTAGCAGAGTCGCCCGCTGAGGCTGCTGAGACTGGGGGAACGCCAGGTGTAGCGTATTTTGCTGTCAGGTCAGGGATTTGCATTCGGTCTTCCATTCCCTGTTGGAATACATTCGGTAGGCCAGCGGTCTGGTCTGCCGTTCCAAGCCCTATGCCTGGGCCACCGTCTGAAAAGTTTGTAAGGTTTAGGTTTGTCGCACCCCCGCCTACCTCAGGGAGAACCTGTTGTACTGCTTCTGACCCTACTTCGGGGAGAACCTGTTGTACTGCCTCTGACCCCACTTCGGGCATATTCACCGCTGCTGTTGTAGCAGTTTCCGTAGCGGCTGCTCCGCCGCCAGCAAACGCCCCTTCCAGGTTTCGGATTCCTGGTACTTGTTGGCCGATTTTGCCCACGGTGTAGCCCGTGATAGCGTCTTTTCCGAGCCTAGCGAAATCTTCTTTTGTTATACCATCGGCCAAGACGGAATCTCGCTTCTCCTGGCCATAGATATCGTCATCCGAATCTATGTCTATACCAGGAAACATTCCGCCTATCCCCCTACCAGCGGCAGCACCCATGGGCCCGCCGATAGCGAACCCTGCCGCTGTGCCTATGTTTTTAGGGTCTATTAGGAACTCCGCTACGTCTGCTGCTCTTGACCAGAAACCCATATCATTGCCTCTCTTTTTCTTTATGTCCTATTGCCGTCAAGCTTGGTCGTCTTCGCCGTCGCCGTTTGTCCCGTCGCCGTTTGTCCCGTCCCCACCACCACTGCTGGGGCCAGGGTCATACGTCCCGTCGGGTAGCGTCTCGCTGTATTTTGTTATCCATTCTTCTAAAACGTCCTCATCAACATTATCTGTGGATAATGCTTGCAAGATCATCCTGAGTCTGTCGGAGTCTGTGGCTACCTTAAACTCTCGCTCACGCATTTGCAGGTCTTCTTCCGTCGCCCACTTCTTCATAGCCATTTCCTCTCTGGCGAGCTTGCGGTTTTCTGACTGCATATCCCTTTCTAGCGTGTTCGCTGCTTCCCTCCAGGCGGCTTCTTTGGTGATTCCATCTTGAGCTATTCTGTTCGCTTCTGTTTGGATTGTTTCTGTGCTTAACCGCTGTAGCTTCAACTCCTCAAATCGTGCTTCTCTTTCAGCCGTCCTTTCCGAAAGCTCTTCGCCAGCAAATTCTAGTTGGAGTTGTTGCAGGTCTTTTTCTAGTTGACGTTCTGCCGCTGCCAACTCTCTGCTGGCTTCTATCTCGGCGTAACGCAATGCCTCATCAGCGGACAGAGACCTTTCTTGCAACTCAAGTGCCTTCGTCTCTAGCTCTTCCGTCAACGCCCTGTCAGCCTCACGCCAAGCGGCCTCGTTATCCATGCCGTCTTCTTGCATTTGCAAGGCTCTTTCCTCGAGAACCCTGTTCATTGCCTGCATTTCACGGTCATAGCCTTGTGCGTCGTTCTGTAGTGCCATTTCAGCTACTCTGGCCTCTTGGCGATCACGGTATTCAGCCTGTCTCGTCTCTACCTGTTCGCGGTATAGCTTCTGATCCAAGTCTGCCCGTTGTGCCAACTCCTCTTGCCTTAACCTGTGGTCCTGCTGGTACTGCTCTTGTTCGGCTCGCAACCTGGCGTCGTCCATATTGAACGCCCTGTCTGCGTTACGGGCCTCTTGCTCCAGTTGTTCTACTCTCAGGTCGCGGTCCGCTTCAAACTGTGCCTCGGCCAGGTCTAGTGTGCGACCAGACTCTATGGCCTCTTGCTGTAGCTGTTGGACCCTCAAATCAAAGTCTTGCTGTGTGACCCCAAGGTCTTGCAGCCTCTGTTGACGTGTTTCTGTCATCGTCACGTCAAACATTTCTTTCTGCTGCTCCTGCTCGGACTTGAATTGTTCTTGCTGTATTTCCAACCTTGCCTGTTCTCTCGCGTTCTCGAGGTCCATGCCCTTCTCTTGCAAGTCTAAGGCTCTTTCTTGGATGAGGGTGTTTGTCTGATATTCTCTGTCCGACTCGTATTGACCTTGCTCAAACTCTGAGCGGAACCGCTCTACGTTTTCACGGTCTCCACCCAAAGAGCGTTCAAGCTCACCAGAGCGGAATGCTGTATCTGCCGCTGCTGCCCTATCTCCCGCGAAAGTGTTCGCTGCTTGTAGGTTTAGCTCGTTGAGCCTCTCCGCACGCTGTCTTTCCAGGTCGCCATATAGCCCTCTGCGAAGCTCTCCTTCTACACTACTCCCTACCAACCCCCGCTGAGACATAAATTCGTCCAACTCTGAGCCAGCTTGAACCCTTTTGTTCGCTAGCTCTGCGTCTATTTGGCTGGTAATGTCCTGTACTAACTGGGAATCGAACCTACCAGGGGTCTCAAGACCTTCCATAGCAAAATCCTGAATCGGCTGTGCCACAGCTTCCGCCCTGAACACCTCATCAGGTGTTTCGTATTTTGGACGAGGTGCCGTACCAGCAGCAAAGTCGTCATCCAGCATATCCCTAGCTTTAGGGGGACGAATAGTCGGTGTAGAAGTATCAATAGCCATAATTATGTACCCAGATTTGCAAATACCATGTGATCAGCCCCTGTGACTCCATCAAATTTTGTGTAGGTTGACCCGTCCCCCTCTAGGAATACGGGTATCAGCCATAAGAAATATTGGTTCGTTCCATTCCTAGCTATCGTTACGTCCTGCTGTCTATTCGACCGACAGTCCACCCTAGTGGTGCTGACGTAATTGCTAGTGCTATACGTTGCTCCGCCCTTACTCGTAGCGGTGCTCTGGACGTGTGCCTGTACAAACAAGGTAGCCCTAGACGCCTTAAATCTGATCTTGGCATCCGTTCCAGCCCCAGTATCCAAATGGCCAGTTAGCTGGACTCTCTGCTGGTTGTCTTCAATCGACAAAAGACCCCGCAATAAGCCATCTAGTTCTGGCGGCAATCCAAGGGGTATTCCATAAGGCCCAGACATTACCAAGCCTCTCTTTGCATCGCTGCTGCTAACTCAACTGACCCTACTTTAATATTGTCGTTTGAGGTAATCTCTACGGGCAGAGATATTCCTTTGCCACCAACACGAGCCTTCTTCACTGTGGGCTTGGCGGCAATGGGATACGTCAAAGTGTGCACTGTCTGGTCCGCACCATCCGCACTCACTCTTACCGACACAGTGCTACTGCTTCTTTGCTGGGACGATACGCGTATAACCCGTGCTTTTTTATCTCTTAGCGGTTGCTGGAACAAGAAAGGCCTGGTTACTAGCTTGAAGCTGATTACGGAGCCGCCCGATCCACCTGCCGCCGCGTTATCTTTGTCTCCCGTCTCTAGTTGACGGACAAATCCGTCGTAACCGCAACTGATGGGGGTAGCCACTAACGACGCCCCGCTCAGGTCAGCGACAAACAACGTCGCAGCATTCCCTTCTTGTGCAGTTGCAAAATCTAAATGCCCTGAACTGTCGATCTGCATATACTGACCACCAGTCGGCGACGTGCTTAAATAGCCAAACAACGTGTCGCCCTGATCCTTGTCGCCTGTAGCACTATGGTCTAGATAGCCATTACTGCTGTCTATAAATAGGGTGTCATCGTCCGAGGCTATGTACTGATGCAACATCAGTGCTGGTGGCCTTTCCGCAGACGGCGGACGATAGCCTATCATGTAGTCGTTTATGTTAGTCGCTACTGGTACAGCACAGATGTACTCATGCTTCTGGGGCCAGTACAAAGCCGTTGGCAGGCCAGGAGAGCCATTCAAGGCTGACCAATTAATCCCGTCCATAAAATTCTGTATAGGCCGTGTCACGAGCGTGATCTGCCCGCCTATCTGATAGTGCTCGATGCCCCTCTTGCTCAACCAGCATACACCCTGGTCACCGACCGCCTTGATTGTGCGGTGAGCCACACATCCCACTGAGCGGGAAATACCTCTCGCTCCCGCCTCAACCTCTAGAGTATTAAACCCATAACCTTCGATGTAGCCCGTGCTTTCTCTTTTGAACACAAGCAACACGGACCCTAATTGAAACAGGCCCGTAATCTCTGGATCGCCATCGTGCGTCTGAGCTTTTACGAGCAACCCATCTGGCGTGGCCCATGTGTCGATATCTCCCACCTTTGATGCCACGACATCTATTCCACTATGTCCTGTGGCATACAGCCTATTACCGAACACAGCTAAGTATTTGACGTTATTCGGTATATTGGAGATTACGGCCCATGTAGTGCCATCCCACTGGTAGGAGCTTGTGCCCCCATTGGCACAGCACAGCACATTATTAGCACCCTCTCGCATGATCACTAATGACCAGTACGCTTCTGTCAAGCCAGAAGCACGTTGGGTCCAGGTTGCTCCACCGTTCTCTGAGGTGAGCATCTTGTCCCCAGCGAATACCACAAGCTGCTGTGTCCCATTGGCCTTGTGGTATTCTATCGCACCGTAGATGTCAGAGCCGCTATCCAATGCACTGGCGTGCAGTTTCTCCGAGCCGCCCCTGCGTTCTACGGTTTGGCCGTCGAAAGAAACCCTGCCATTAAGCAATAGCTCGCACTCGTCAGGAAGATACTCTGACGGTGCAGCAGTATCGTTCATTCCGCGTGCGAATGTAACTTGGGTTTCTTGTGCGATTACAGCCATTATTCGTTCTCTTCAGGTTCCTCTTTCTTTTTTACCGCCAACATTTCGCCCATATCAAATATGGTGTTTGCAGTCAATTCTATGGACGTATTGCCGTCTGGCGTCCACCCGTAGGAGTCCTCTCTTTCGTAAAGGGTTAACGGCTTGTCGAAGTACATTTCTGCTTCCATAAGCTCGTTAAACTCGATCACATACTCAGTCCAGCCTTCCATGTCATCGCTTACTCGAGTCGCCGTTTCCTCGCCTTCGGCAGGGGTCCCATGCTGTTCCACCAAGCCTTTATTGATATCGTTTACGTCATCAATTCGTGCTTGTATCTGCCTTTGCACCTCTACGATGTTCAGGGCAACGTGCATAGGAATCCTGGTGCCACCACACTCTCTTAGTGCAGCCTGTAAGGCACCTAACTCCTTGTTCATTATCGCGATTCTTCCATTACTCGGCATTTACATACTCCTTTGACGGATGTCTCCGCACGGGTCAAAGTGGTTAATTGTCCTACTCTCCATCATCTTCGCTCCAAGGTAGTGGTGGAGTGCCACTCGTTGGTGTCTTTTTCTCTTGAACAGAAGCACTCACCTGTCCTGCAATTTCTGACACCCGTTCATCACCTAGAGCATCCTTGGCCCACCCAAGAGCTTGTGCTTCAGTAACGTCTGAATAGGGCGTGAAGCTATCTGGATCAGGCGGTGTCACCTGAATCGATCCGACAGTTGTAGAAGACAATGGTCTCGTCACTCCGTCTGGATCAACGAAGGTGCCATCAGTAGCGGTTGCCCTCCAGGCCACCGAGGTGACTACGTCCGACAAAGTGCCCTCTGTGTAGGTTACCTTCATCGTGTCTACTTGCCATGTTATTGTCATATTATCCTGCACTTATTTTTAGAGTTCCAGAATCGTTGTACAGGCTGTTAGCCACACCAGGATCAGACGTTGGAAGGTTTGCCATTAAGATGTAATTGCTTCCTAGCCTTAACGCTTCAGCCCCTCCCGCCACAAACCTCATATACCCATTCGCAGGAGTGGAGTCATGGTTATACGAGATCGTTCCTCGATACCGTGCGTCTCCAGACGTTCCATCCGCGAAGTCAATCCGACCCTGGCCATCGTTGGCGTTGGCTATAGTTAGCCCCGCAGTATGACCAGAAGCCGTGTCTGCTATGACTAGATCAGTAGTGTAGTAAGAACCTGGGCTAGTCGTGCCAATTCCTACCATATTTGTTGTATCGATCTGTCCGCTAAAAGATGCACTGGGAGCGGTCAGATCTCCTCCGATGGCGACAGCCCTGCTACCAGTGCACATCAGAGCATAGTTGCTTTCGATGCCACTAGTTTGGTCACTGATATAGTAATTATTGTCAGATCCCCTTACCGATGCTTGCCACTTAAATTCACTAGTTCCACTTCCGTTCTCTTCCCAGTATTGGATGCTTCCGATTCCAGTGTTTAACGCATTTAGCTTGATGTATGGATTTCCCCCACCTGTAGCCAGATGGAAAGAATCCTCACCTTCGGTGGTCAGGGTTACCACATCCGCTGAAGATTCTGAGAAATATGTGTTTCCTGACGCAGATCCATCTAGCCGTAATTTGTCGGTAGCACCGATGATAATGTCAGCACCAGCAGACACATTACCTGTTAAGGTAGATGTCCCACTGACATCCAGTGTACCATTTAGGTCTACTGCCGTGGCATTCAGTTCTATCTCATCGGTGGCGTTGATGTCTAGTACTGTAGCCGAAGGGGCATTGATGTATTGAGATGCATCGCTGAACTGAAGGGCCATCGCACCATTCAACAGTAGTCCTGTATCAGCAACGTGCGTCAGCGTTACATCGTTGTCTACACCAAACCCAAGCACTGCCGCATCTGAATCCAACTTTAAATCGTTTGACACCGTAACGGCGGTCGAAGCGTTAAGGTCAATCGTTACTTCGCCGTCAATTCGCAACACGCCGTCCGACGACTGTGCTATGTATGAAGCGGAGTCACCAAACTGTAGCTGTGTCGTGCCTATGCCAGAATCATCACTGAGCAACAGTCCAGTATCTGCTACATGGGTAAGAGTTACCTCTTGGTCGTCACCAAACGCTATCTGGGCACCGTCTGCCAAAAACAGGTCCGCCCACTCTAATGAGGCCGTGCCTAGTGTGGCCCCATCTGACTCGTCGGGTACGATGGACGTGGTTGCCGTTATAATTGTTGATTCTAGGTTGCCCGTGCCTGCGTTGTACTTGAGGGCCCCATCCGTCTTGGCTGCCAGTGAACCCGTGGCATCGTCGAACATGGCAATAAAGGATGTGGTATCGGTACTATCTACCACTACAACCGTACTCGCTACTGTGGCTGATGAGGCTACCCCAGCAAAAGCAGTTGCGGTTACTGTACCTGTAGAGGGGTTGTAGTGGAAGTCTCCGTCCATCTCCAACCCATGACTACCCGTAGCTGTTGCCGCACCCGCTACAAATGGGATCAGGTCGTTTTCACTTGCATTTTCGTTGTCGGTGACAGTGACGTTAGTGGATGTTGTAGCTGTAGCAGCATTTCCAGTGCAAGAACCAGATGAACCAGTAACATTCCCAGTCACGTTGCCGACTAGGTTTCCAGTCACTTGGGTTGTGGTAAGTATCCCACTACTGGGGTTGTACGTTAACCCTGTATCAGTCTCTATCCCCTGAGTCCCAGTGGCCCCGTCTACAAAAGTGGGGTACACGGTCTCGTCGCTTGAGTTGTTGGCACTAGCTGTAACATTGGTTCCCACGGTGGCGGTATCTGCATTTCCAGTTAACGCTCCGATAAAGCCAGTGGCCGTAATCTTTCCAGTGCTGGGGTTGTAAGTCAGCGTTCCATCTGATTCCAGGCCGAGGTTCCCGCCATCAACATCTCCCCCAGCCGTGAATATCAGTGCGTTGTCTTCGTCAGTGCTCTCGTTATCCGTGATTGTCACGGTAGTAGCTACCGATGCTGTACCAGTGACATCTCCAGTGAGGTTGCAAGACAGCATCCCTGTTGACGCATTATACGTCAGCCCTGAGGCGTCCGTTTTGATCGCCAATGACCCTGTGGCACTGTCAAAGAAAGCGGGGAATGCAGTGGAATCACTGCTATCCACTACCACTATCGTACTAGCAGCACCCGTCAAAGCCCCAGTAAAGGTGGTTGCCGTAAGCACCCCCGTACTCGGATTATACGTTAGTCCAGTATCGGTCTCTATTCCTTGGGCACCTGTGGCTCCATCCACAAACGTCGGATATACGGTCTCGTCGCTTGAGTTATTAGCACTAGCTGTGACGTTTGTGGCCGTAGTGGCTGTAGTAGCCGAGTCAGCGTTGCCTGTCAGTGCCCCAACGAAGGAGCTACTAGTGATTGATGTGGCCCCTGTTACGACTCCAGCATCTATGATGATTGTGCCATCTAGGACGATCTGTTGACCCGCTAGGGGCGTGATCAGGAGGTCTGTGCCTGCGGTACTACTAATGGTGTTGCCATTGATGTTGATATTATCCACCTGTAGCTCAACCAAGGTCAGCTTACCCGCCGTCCATGTTCCTACAGCAGTTCCTGACACCACGTCAAGCATTGAGGCAGCACCTGATAGATACCTACCAGTGTCCTTGTCGGTCTCAAAGCTATACGTCGGCCTTGCCGCAGAGCCATCTCGCCCCTGCAACTGACCTTCTTTGTCTATAGTGAACCTTAAATCCGATTGCGTCGGACCATTCCACACTTCCAACAACGAGTCATCTGCCGTACCACGGGCTGTGGCAAAACCAAAAATGTGTTCGTTGTCCTGTGGCTGTATAGCCTTAATTCCGAATGCTGCCATTTTTTACCGTCCGATCATGTAAACGATGTCGTCGCCTGCGTTGTCACAGATGATGTATAGCTCGTTTAGGTTTCCTACTGGTATCCACCCCGTCTCTTCTTTGGCGTCCAACTCCCAGCCCGAGGTAGTGTCTGTGGTACCATCTACCACAGTGACTCCTGCAAAGCCGACATAGACGTTTCCAGAGTTATTTGCCACCGCTTTGATGTTTACACACTTAGCAGTTATGTCTGGTAGCTGCGTAGCAGAGGTGGCTCCAGCCCTCTCTCCTGTTGCGACCACCCTAACGTATTGAGTTGCGTTCATTCCCAGCATAATTTGTTCCTATGTGAAGTAGTGAGTGCCAATAGTTGGCTTCGGTCTAAGTTTCCTTTGCGTCCTACTGCGTCGAGACCGCCTAAACGCTCTCCTTTCGCAAGTTTGGACTTTATTCCTGATCTTGGCTTCCATCTCTGGTCCCCCAGGTAGCCAACTATCTTCCATCGCCCGCTCTGCGGCGTATGCCACAATCAAAGGCCTGTCTTCCGTTGGGAAGTCCACCGTGTCTGACGACAACGTGGGAAGCCTGTAATGGTAGTCATAGATCAGGCTGGTAGGTGGGTTTGCACCCCTGGCTATCCATAGATTCGTTCCTTGGAGCCAGTAACGGTCTCCCCTGACCCTGAACCTATCCCTAAAGTCTATCAAATGACCCCAGCGTGTGCCGTCCACCTTACGAAGAGCACTAGTCATATTGTCTCCCGCTAGGCGGAAGAAGTCGCTCTCGAGGGGCTTATACCGTCCGCCGTCCGCTGCTTCTGTCCCACTCCACGAAGTTATTGCTGTCGCTTGCTTTACCCACCTGTCCGACAAGCCGCAGTCCATCAGATAGTCCTGAGCATCATTCAGCCCGTATTGCAGAAACTGGTTCACAGCCTCTAGTGTAGAGGAATCATGCTCGATCAGACTGTCATCGTCTGACGATGTATCTGTTAGTCTATAAAAAGCCCTCTGCAAACTCGCTAGGTTGGTGAGTACCGCCATTACGCCTTCGCCTTACTTTTGGGTTTTGGTTTTACCTTCTCTTCTTTCCCTTCGGCTACAAAGTCTGCGATCTCAGCGGCTGACAAGCCCCTGTCTTCTGCTACCGCAAAAAACTCGTCCTGCAACTTGTTGACACGGGCTCTTTTCGCTCTTGCTTCGACTTCAGCTTTATCTTCTCTGAAGTGGTAGTTCCTCATGTTGTGCCCAGTCTTAAGCTCGTCGTAGACGTATATCTCAGTGACCTCTTCGGGAACCAGTTGGAATACAGGCACTGTCTTGATACCTAACTGGTTCATTTTCCACACCTGCTCGCCGTCTTTATCTAGCACAGGCACACGCACTTCCTTCGTGAACGTCCGCTGGATAATAGGACGCCCATCGGTGTGGGTATCGATAATCTGCTCGTTGTCGCTAAGGACGGTCCTTGGCTGCAATCCACGAATACTGTTTAATCTCTGTCTCATAGCTCTGGTTCCTTTGTCGGCCCCTTATCTGGGGGGGACTGGTTAAAACTGATTCCTACTGGTAAGACGGGTTCGTCCAAAACTCGTTTCTGAACGTCCCTTGCTACCGCCATCGCTTCGTCTCGCATGGCGTTTTTCAACTTTTCTCTCATGTTTCGCTGTGTCTCTACCTGCCAGGTCATGGCGTCTTGTATCGAGCTAAACCTGCCCTGACCGCTCCACATATCTCCCTTCTCGAGCATTTCGACTAACCCGCTTACACCTAGTTCGTCGAGTTCATGCCCCACATACAGGCCTGTTTGCTCGTCAAAGTAAGTGATCTCGACCGTCTCAATGGGCTCTTCCTCTGCTTCTCCCGCTTGGAAAGACCGCAACGCTGGATCATCAGGCCTGAGTGTGATTCGTACTTGCCACTGACAGACAGGCTCTGGAATCCACACGATTTTCGCGTGTCTACCGCTCTTCCTAAAATGCAGTTCGACTGCATCCTGAAACTCTAGGGGAGCACGGCGTTCCCGCCGTGCCCCACCTATCGTTGATATTAATGCCATTACGGAGTTCCTACCCCGCTGAACGACAACTGGTTGTCAGCCAACACAGCCTTACCAGCCGCTCCAACATACTGATCGTTGTAGTAGTTGGTGTCCTGTGAGACCTGGCCACCAGACCCACCTTGCAGTGCATCTGTACCCGCAACCCAGTCTTGCCCTGAAGCCGCTTGCACTGTGACATAGCCACAGGTAACGGTTCCAGTAGCGGTTACGTCAGCCAAATTAGCCTTAGCTAAAGCCTCGGTAGAGGCCTCGGCACCCCAGTTCACATAAGCAGTTGTCCCATCAATGTTGATCGATAGGAGTCCAGCCGCCCAGTAAGCGTTGGTTGCTATCACAGTAGACGTACCAGTATCAAATGCTTGATCTGTGGCTACTGTCTTCTGTATACCGCCTGCTTCAATTTCAAACGCATCTCCGTTTTGGATATCGAAGTTGCTTCTAATCTCAAAATTAGGCGGCGTAACACACCGTGTCTTTAATGCGGTGCTCAGGTCGTTAACCTGATTTGCAAGCTTTCGCACCGTCTCATACAGTGCTCCTTGCATCTTAATTGTTGCCATCTTTTTATCCTCTCACCCCCGCCTTCAGGGGCAGTCTACAGCAGTGAGAAGTCTTGCACACGGTGTGCAATCTTTTTTCACTCAAATTTGTTGATTGAAGTGCGGGGGCCCTGGTGGAGGTCGCTAGACCCCCGCACCACAATCCACATCAGTCCCTAACTATTAATAGTCAGGCGTCGGGCTGAAGTCAGCCGCCGTTACGTTAGCAAGACTAATGCCTGTCAGTGCGGCGTGCCTGTTACGCCTGTCACTGAACGACTGCATATACGACTTGACGTACCACTCCTTACCGTCGAAGTCGGCCAGTCTTGAGAACTGGCTTCCATCTTCAGCGAAGTAGTCGGCCTCACCGTCGAGATCGACAGTAAAGAGGTCTTCTACGGAGAGTGTGTACAGCACATCATGCAACTGCCAGTCGTCTTCAATGAAGTCCATATTGGCAATGCGGACGGCCTGATAACCGCCTTCAAATGTGCGTCCAAGCTGAGTCTGCTGCTGGAATCCGACCAAGGTTCTGGCCAACTCAGCAACAACTGCACCCTGAGCCACGCAAACGTGCGTGCTTGGCCCTACTGGCGAGGTGCTCTTAGCTCTCAGTTTACGGAAGTGTTCCGTGACTTCGATGTGATCGAAGCTCGAGGAAGCCTTTCTAAAGGGCTTCCACCGTGGGTAAGTACCCTCGGCAATGTTAAACACCGTGCTCGCATCTGCATCTGGGTCTACGATGTTCATTAGACCGTTAGGTGCATTGGTGTACTCTGACGTGAAGTAGTCAGTTGCGATATTTGGTGTAGTAGCCATAACGATTAGGTCATTGGCGGCCAGGTTATTTCCAGGCTCCCAAGTACCCGCAGTCGTGACGGTTACCGTGTTTGTAGAATAGGTGATGGCGGTAATAGTGCCTGCACCTGCGACGTTGTTACTGTCGTTTACGTCTACCCATCCAATAATCATACCAACCTCTAAGTGCATCAGAGGAGGTGTGGACGCGTGTCCGTAACCGTCTTTGACAACAAAGACCGTCGAGCTTGTGCGTGAAGAAACCTTGCACAGTGTTCCTGTCGAGGTTCCTACAGCATGACGAATCTGGGCTCTTCCGAAAGCATCCCACATCTGGTCGAACATCCGACCGAGGAGATCCCCGAAAGCACCTGGACCCTTCTGTGCTCTTTTTTCAATAAAGTTGTCTATAGCCCTACGGACGTAGAGCCTTGCTGGCGTTGTTTGTCCTTCCACCGCATCGATGTATTGATGATCAGGAAGGTTACCGTCAGTACCCTGTGCACCGCCTGCATAAGTCAGGTCGGCTGAGAAGACTAGCTTCTCGCCATCGATGCGATAATCACCTGCTCCAGCCTCTTGGAAAAGCTGGCTGGTAGGTGACCATGCGGACACGTTTGGCTTGACTTCGCCAGCATAAATCTCGTGCACCAATCCCGTAAGATTGGTGATGGCCTCAAGATTTGAGACCTGTGAGCCTAATGCCATAAGTCAAACACCTTTTTAATTATTGAGCGTTCTGACCCCACGTCCTTACGCGGGACCTTCGTGCTCGTTTCTGTTGGCCTGGAGACATAAATCTCAGCGACTCGTTCTGGTCGGAAGTGCCTTTATCTCTCACTCCCGCAGTTAAAGTGCTGGCTACGCCTTTCGGCCTCGTACTATGACGATTAGCTGCTTCTTGGAGACGTTGCTCCTCGGCAGCCCTCGCTTCCTCTGTAGCCTTTGCCTTTGCCGTTTTGGCTATGCGGCTGTTCTCCGTGGCTTTTCGCATCTCGGTTTCTGTACGCACCCTTTCGTTGCTGTTATAAACTGCATCTGCATACTTATACCAGCCGTTGGGGGTAGGCATGGCGTTCTGTGCTTGGCACAGTGCACCGTAACCTGATAACGCTTGCCTGACTTCAGTCTCTGACCATAATGGATACTGAGCCTTGACGTTGTTTGTCGGATTTCCGACCATCGCGTCATTGATCGCGTCTCTAGCAAACTTGGCCGCTTTATCTGCGGCTACCTGCTGGCTATGTGTGAGACGTGCCTCTTGTACCTTCTGGTCCAATCCTTCGGTCTGAAGATTTGCCATAATGCCATTGCGGTAATTTTCAGCATCAGCTTCTCCGTAGGTACCCAGGATGTCTTGGTAAGCTTGCTCCTGCTCTTTAGTAAGCAGTCCTCCTGAGCTTGCTCGTTCTTTCCAGTATTCTGCACTAGCACGGGACTCTAAAAGTTGGGCATTAGTGTCATGCAACTGGTTTTCCATCGCATCTAATTCTGACCTACGGGTATGGCTATTTAGGAGTGCCCGAATATCTCTTTCGTCTTCAGGCGACACCTTAAAAGCCTCGCGGCCCCTTTGTCGCAGAGGGTGATCGTCTGCAACGGGGACTGTCACAGTACCTTCAGGGGTGGTTATGGCCTGTTCGGTTTCTGCGGCCCCTTCCTCTACCGCCTCAGAAGCACTAGCGGTTTCGGTCTCGGGGACTTCTTCTGAAGCATCTGACGCCGAGCTTTCGGGCGGCGTTTCTTCTGACGCTTCTTCAGTTTCTTCTTGCTTCATAAACTGCCCGCCCTTGGGCGATCCTTTCGGTTGCCTCATGCGGTCAGTAGCTGTCGTTGTGTCTGTTTCCTCGGAACCTTGCTCCGCCATTGCTTCGTTAAACTTTTCAGCTAGACGCTGGCGTGCACCCATCTTGATGTCGCTGACAGTCTTGGTCTCTGGTGTAGCCTGCTCAGATGCCTGACTTGTATCAACAGATTCCGTCGATTCTACAGGGACCTGCGGGGCCTCTACGGCGACGCTTGTCTCACTCATAATCGTATCTCCACTTTATGCCGCACCCTGCTGGGCTGCGGTAGTTAATCCTCGCACCTCTTTAGGCGAGGTTGTCATTGCTTCAGACGTAACAGTGCCCCCGACAGGAGAGGGACCTTGCCCTTGAGTCTCCTCTGCTTCGGTCGCAGTGGAACCTCCTCCTTCTCCTTCTGCTTCAGCGGTCGCCTCTTGCTTACCACTAAGCCATCGGAAGAATTGGTCCTGTCGCAACATTGCTACGCGTCTCACAACTGAGTCTTCACTTTCGTCTTGCGTTATGGTAGACAACGCCTCGAGGTTCGCCTCTATGTCGTCGTCCATCATCATCGGATATTCTTTGTCTATAAACTGCCACACCATTGTGGCTGCTTGCAGTACCATTGGATCGCTCATGCTGTTGACCTGTGCTGGGTCAAGCTGATACGTCTTTCTTAGCTCTGCTGTTGCTTCTCTGATCCCCTGGTTGATCACCTTAGCCCTACGCTCCCGCATTTCTTCGGGATCTAATTCATCTGGCCACAGGCTCCTGTCAGGGAATTGCTTCTTAAACTGTTTCGTTGAAATCGCTCTTTCGCCTGTTAGTGGGTCATACATATTCCACAACTGCATTAGCTGCTGTGCTTTAGTCTCTTGAGTAGCACCGAATCCCGAGGTTAGTCGGTACATCGGTGGCTGCTCCGACAGTTGACCCCTGTCTATGTAAGGCTTGAGCAGGTGTGATATCTCGTCTCCAGCAACGTCGATCATCCACGGCACGTCACCGTATTCTTTCATTAGTCTCCAACAGACGCCCATGAACTGCTCTGCTGCTCTCTTGAACGCTTGGTTGGTCGGCCCGTGAATCGTGTCGTCTGCTCGAGCGAGTGCCACCACCTTGGCGGCGGCATCTCCTGACCTGGACTCACCCCTGGAGGCGGCCTGCCAGCCACCCTTCCTAAACAACCCTTCTTCCAGTCTTCGTATCTTATTCTCTAGTAGGGGTATGTGCCTATATGGAAGCTCTAGGTAGCTGGGTATAAACTGCGAGCCTGGGTCGATCTCGATCTCCCCGTCGTCCAGGTACGCGGCACTGTCATCTGCGATCACACCTGACGTAATCAAAGGAGCCCTTACACTCCTTCTGACAAACTCGTTAACCAGCGTTTCTAGCTGGTTTAGCTGTACTTGGTCCTCGTCAAGGTCTGCGACAAAGGGTTTACCCATAACGTCGTCAAACCTGTTGGTCGCGTAGACCTGCACGCAACTAAATACTCCACCAGGGAGTGGGCCATCATGTAGCAACACTGCGTTGCCATACGAGTGACCTCCACCGCCAGAAGCATCTGCTGAGTCTGTGGAGGCACTTCCATTTAAAGCTACGATTGACAGTCTTCCTAGCGGGTGATCCATATCCACACCTGGAGCTATCTCTCTATATATCAAGGCTATTAATTCTTCGCCGTCTTGTCCGTCCATCTGTGCTGCCGTGCCATGCACAGAGCTTCCTGCTTGTAACCATTTGCGTACCGTGCGTTGGAAGCGGCTGGCGGAGTTCAGCTTCGTTGAACCTTCTAAATTAGGTATGTGTGGGAAGGCTTGTCTGACTCCGTGAGCACCTACAACTCTTCCATACGACAATCGTTCTACTTGACCCCGCTTACTTCCAGTTGCGTACACTGTATCGAATGGGTCTCCCACAAAGCAGTCAATCGTACCTCTTTGTGGCCCCTGCATACCTAATGCGTGTACGGGCTGGTATGCATCGAATCGCGGGTCATCTCTCCAGAGTGCGTGTACTGGGCAATGCCCATAAGCTGCTGCCATATACAAGGCTTCAGAAAACAGGCTATTTAGGTTGGTCAGCGACGCCATGTAGTTCGCAAACGCCTGGTCAATCGCTGCTGACTCTCGTGCCTCCCTGTCGGGCCTAGCGTCCACCACGAACCTAAACGGCAGTGTACTGTGATACGCTACCATGTTATCTACAATGGGCCTTAGTAGATTGTTTTGTGCCCTTGGAATACCACTTAGGTTGTGAGGGATCTGGATGCGTTCACCGTTATAGATGTCGGCCCATTGATTATCGCCCTCACCGTCGATATGTATTAGATACTTTTCGGCGGTTAGGTCGTGAAACCGTTTCCGCTCTAGTCCGTTTTTATGGAAATCAGCGATCTCCTGTGCGAGTTTCTGTGGATTGATAGCTCCCATGTCAGCATGATTGTCCTGCTGACTAGGAACACCTTCGCCACCGTGATGCCCGCTGGACGTAATTGTGGTATTTATTATGGATTCCATAGTTATTAAGATACGTTATTCATGTATATTTCCGTTAGTCAGTGTTATCCCTGCTGGGGAAATCCCTTACAACCTCGTAGTACATCTCGGTAATTGCGTCTCTAGGTCTCTTGCTAGACGGGTATCGCTGGAGAATGCGGTTGACATAGCTTTCTACGGTTCGCTCTGAGATATCAACATGGCTCCCTGCCTCGGCATATGTCATGCCATCTTCACCTATCAATACCACCACCTGCCACTCTCTCGGAGATAGATGAATTTTAGCCAAGGCTAGCCTCCAATTCTGCTTGTATCTCGCTCCATTTTTTGTTCTCACGTTGATGGGCGATCCTCGCTTGGTTGCGTAACAACTGTCTAGTTGTTTCGCTTGAAAATTTGTCGATGACATATGCCAGGTCAGGCGGTATCGGCTCTGGCTTATCCTTCTTTTGTGCTGGCAATTCTGTCATACCCTTCTCCTTGCGGTCTATTCTCCGTACATGATCCTCCCAACTGTCGTTCTTTGCCCGCAGTCGGTCGCGTTCCTCGACTAGGAGGTTATAAGCCAACCTACTCACCCACGGCCACATCATGGTTCCATCTCCACGTCTTCGTACTCGGCCTCTATCCACACCTTGGCACCGCATGACAGTGGCTTGTCTGGCGAATACACGACTTTTGATGGGCCGTCAATCGTCAAGTACGTTGCGTACTCATTGCTCTTGTACGTTTTAACCGTAATAACAGGCTCTCGTTCTCCCGTTTTAGCATTTCTCCTGATCTTGTGCTGATTAACGTGTATTTTTGCCTTCATCTGGATAACACCGCATCGAGTTGGGACTGCAATACAGCCATATCAAGCTCTAGCTTGGTGACCCTTGCCTCCAACTCGTCCAAACGCCTGGTGAGCAGGCCTGACACCCCGATGTACTTGGAGCTTCTGTCGCCCAGGTCCTGCAATTCCACCTGATTCGCCCCGATGCTGTCCTGTATATCGGAGAATTTTGCCGATGTAACCCATGTAGCTGTCAACACAGCTAGGGCAAAGCCTATGGTGATGGTGGGCAGGTTGCTATTCTTGCTGATGCCTTCAGTCATTTTCAATAGTCTCTCCTTTGGACATACGGTCCAGTACATCTTTGTTCTCTTTGTCCCACCTGCGGGAGTACACAACACGCTCAACAGCCCTGTAGCGTGCCTTGCACCAGCCTTTGAGGTTCAGCCAGTGGTAGTAAATTTTTTCCCAGGGCTTCATTTTTTTATAGAACACATACTCCTCTAGGAACTGGATGCGTGGGTCTACCATCAACGTGTGGTATCTGTCCAAGACGACTTTTACGTCATTTATAGTGGTCAATTTTTTTTCGTAAGCTACTTCCCTAGCTAACCTACGTTTCGTGCCTCGGCTTTGCTTTTCTGATTTGTTCAAAATGGGTACCTATGAATTTTTTGTTGTTGTTCGGCGATACGCTCGAGTGCTTCCTCGAGTCCTGTATCGCGGTTTCTTGTAGGCTGGTCCTCTGGGGCTTCGTATCTAGCACCTTTCCACCACGACATGACTAAGTACCTAAGTCCCGCTATGGCATCTGCTCCATCTGCCGTATCGTCATCGGGGTCTTGGACCTGGGCCTTGCCATCTCGCTTTTCTGGGTATCTCCATTGGCGGATTTCCCACATTAGCCTGGAGCCTGTCATCTGCTTTCCTTGACTCGCTACTGAGGCACCTTTGTACCACGTCATTCCTCTGCCCATTCCTCGATTGAACAGCAACGCCCTTCTGCCCAACAGGTCCTGCAACCTCTCGACACAAGCACGTCTGTATGGCTTGCTCTCTCCAGAGGTCTTGGACACGGCCCTGACCCTGTACCTGGACTTGAGATTTCGGAACGCCTGGTTGATCTCTAGGATGTCTTGAGGGTTAGCGGAGTCACCCCATATCGGGGTTGTACTTGGAGCATCGTACTTGGTCAGTAGGGCGTCTATGGACTTGGCCCTAGCGGTCAGGGTTTCTTGCTGACTGAATAGCTCGTCTATGACGTGGAGCCTCTTGGCCCTATCTGCTGTTGCCAGTATGAAGGAGAACCTCCAAGCACCGAAGTCGATGCCTCCGAACATAGGCCAGTTCTGGTCCTGCATCGTGGTCACATCGAAGGTCTCCATATGGTCACTATCGACGAAGGCCAATGTGACTCCAGTAGCCTGCTTGGGACTGATGCCCCTGACCCGACTTTCATACATTGAAGGGATGTGGGCATAAAGCTCTTTCCGCCTCTCGATAGCAGAGACACTCACGGCACCTGGGACTACCGACGAATCATCGGCTACCACGTTGGGATGATCCAGTGCTGAGACCCTCACATGGGTCACGTTTGGAGATAGGCAAAACTGGTGTAGTTCGTCCTCTTCGTAGTCGGGGTTTCCGAAGGCTAATCTGAGGTTGTGGGGACTGCTACAAGTGTTCTCAAAAGCTACCATGATAGCGGGGTGGACCCCTGGGGTTTCTTCGGTCAATATGAGCATATGTTCGGCGTGCCATCCTTGGGCCTTCGTTGCACTCTGCTCCTCTGCTCCAACGCCTGTCCCGAAGGCTGTCGCTCCCCATATCTCGCGGTCCTCTACGGCGGGCTTCATTCGGATCACTCCAGAGGCTAGAAGCTCTGCCTGTGGGAAGCTTCTCTGGAACTGTGGCCAGAGGCTTCCAATCTCCTTCCAGAGGTGCTTGGTTAGCTGGTTGAGCTTCGGGGCTACAGTGACGACTATGGAGTCCTCATAGACCGCCAGAAACCACAGCACGATACAGGCTCCCAAAAAGGTCTTCCCCGTACCTGTTCCCGACTCAACTCCAACGTCTTTCCAGTCTGCTAGCTCTTTGCAAACAAGTGCTAGCGGATTGATATCACCATCCCACTTATGGTCTTCATAGCCATCATTGAGGGACCAGGTCAGGGTATGCTCTGGGACCCCAAGTTTGTCCCTCATCCAGCCGATTGGATCGTGCTGATATTCGACGTGAGCTATGACCTCTTCAGTGTGACCAAAAGACCTGTACTCATCTAGGACGGCGTGGGTCCTTAGGCGGTCAGGATTTAAGCTTTCTGGCGAGAAGACTGAGCCACTCATCGCGTATCACTTTTAGCTGGGACTCGTCGATGATATAGCGTTCTATAAC